AGCAATTCCTCCAGTACCATCAGGAATAACATGCCCGGTAGCACCAGACCCATCCCCAATAACGGTAACAGTGTCAGATGTTGTATAACCAGAGCCTGTTTCTAGAACTCTATAGCCAACAATTTGGCCCGGCACGGCTGCGTTCTGAATAGTATATTGGCCAAAATATGGATCGGTTGCCTCTGCAGAGTCCACATATTTAACTGGCATAAAGTTTGATGTTAGGAAGTTGTTACCATCTGCTGTTGAGATAGTGTACAGGTATTTCCAAATATATTTGTCGTTGGTTTCTTGTAGCAGCGTTGTATCAGTATGATTTGGTTTATCCACTGATGTTCTAGGAGATCCGTCAGCGTTTTTACCTTGCCTAATACAAACATATACGTTGTTATCATCAGTCCTAACATAATAGTTAGCTGATTGCCCGGTGGATGCGTCACTGTATCCTACATATACAGAACCACTAGACCAATCTTTACCCTCCATGGATACTACGAAAGAATGTGAAGAGAATGTTTTTAAAGATTGCAGATTATATCTAAATAGTTTTTCCTCACGATCATAAGGAAACGGAACATCTGGATTGGCATCATCATCCCATGATTGTGAACGTCCAACGGCAACATAGAAGTAATTATCAGAGTCGCCTAACTTTACACCAGTGGCCTCGTCAAATATCTGTTGAACTAATTGTTTCTTTAATTTATCTGTAATCTTTGCTACCATTGCCTAAGTCCTATGGATTAATTGTGTACCCGTAGCCGCCAGTTACGAACCAGCTAGAGTTGTGCCATACTAGAGTTACCGTTTCATATTGCGCCAAAGTAATATCTGACCCTTGGTTAAAGGATGTAGGATCTACTGTTGCATTAGAAGCGTTGATGTTAGTGAATATTTTTACTTCACCACTTAATGTACCGTTCGGAACCGTGACTGTCAAAGAGCTAGCATTTAAAACGATGTTACCATATTGGCTGATATTTGCAGTATCGTTTGTAGTTAAATTTGCTGGAGTACCGTAAGCAACTTTATTCACCTTAGTCGAACCAGTTCCCTTTGCATCAACGTATAGGTGTATGTTTGTATCGCTTGATCCTACTGCAGAGATAATAGGTGGTGAACCTGAGCTAGCATTATCTACCTTAATTCTGTTAGTCGTACTGGACTGCGGGTTGAAAGAGATTACCGGAAGACCTGCTGAGTCTGCTAGCCATTGTTCAATCCTTGGACGAACCAATGACTTATTAGACATAGTTTGAGTATCACTTGTTCCAATTACTGTACCAGTTGGAATGGCTTTTTGTGCAGCTGAACCATCAATGTTGCCGGATGCATTCGATAGTACAAAGCTAGAAGCGGCAATTCCGGAAAGGGTATTATTATCAGCACTGATAGTCTTATTGGTTACTGTTTGTGTAGCTGTAGTAACTAAAACCGTTCCAGATGCAGCTGGAAAATCAATATCAATCTCTGATCCGGGATCAACAGCCCCAATTAAAGTGTTGTAGCTAGTCCCAATAATAGTCAATCCACTATCGGTTAGTCTTGTAGTACCAGCACCACCAGAATCACCACCTAGCAGACCATATAATTCTGTAAAATTATCATTAATCTTTACACCAGCAGTCCTTAAACTGTCACCAGTTCCATCGTTAGCACTTGTGCCGGTGTTAATATTTTGTCTTGCCATATCTAGCTCTCTTTTAAACTAAAAGTATTTATATATGTTAAAACGGATAATTAGCAGAATCCGCAGAGTTTGTTGCTGAATCGAATAGTGTTGAGTATCTATGTTGGTCGAATGTGGATATACCAACCCTACTACTATCAGTTTGTGAGAAGTCCACCCCATCTGGTGTTGCAGTAGTCTGAGTATCAGAGTCATCCATTGTAATTGAGTTCGATGATAGAAGCTCTTTAATGGTGTAGCCACTATTAATCGAATCTACTAGATAGGTTCCAACATCCACAAATGTCTGATCGACTCTTTGACGTTGCATTCCGATGGTGCCATCTCCTTTATTTATTAGAGTTATATCGAAGTCACCTGTAAGGGCAAAATCGCCCTCAAATTCGGATTTTAGCAAGCTCTCTAGATCGTCGCCCTTTTCATCTTGTCTATAGTCAATAGCACCATTATTGTCTAGCAAAGGATTGTGTTCTATATTATTCCAGTCAACGTTAACTAGCTCAAGTAGAATCTGACCCCCAACGTAAACCCCAGCTGGATGCACAAAAAGTTTATAAACATCTCTCCATTGCTCGAATGGTATACTGGTACGGATTAAAATAGACATTACTTGATATAATTTATCATCAGTAATATACTTCCTAGACTCTGGGCCAATCTTGGAAGCCTCGACCTTAATCTGTTGTCCAGCTAAGTTAATGCTATCTTTACTATAATCTATCTCAGGTCCGACCTTAAAGATCTGTTCCTTTGGATAGGATATAGTCGGGTCAATACCAAAGAACCCCCGGAAGAACTGCTGAATGCTATACTTACTTCCTTTCGATCTGTAAAGTAGGTTACTGAATTTAACAGCTTCTCTTTTATTTTGGAATCCGCCAAAGTATGACTGACCTAATAGTAATTCATCCTCAAGGAATTCTAGTAATCTATCAGGAACCTGTATGGCATCTCTATTTCTATAGAGCTGATGGATCATTCCACCGAAGTTGTCTGCAGAATCCAACCATTCATAATAATAATCAAATAGCTTTAAAAGATTAGGGTACTCTGCCCTAATGTGTTCGGGTAATGCCCTTTCAATCTCCGACCTTTGGAGATTAATTAACGTTCGATTATTATCTTGTAAGGTTTTATCTTTATGTACTGACATTAGTTCAACGCATCTGTATATACAATATTAAATCTAGACTGAGAAAGGTCAAATTCTAATGCTTCATTTCTTCCTGGAGCAATAGCACTTTGGTTAGAAGGAACAGCAGATAGTTTAATATATGTTAATCCTCCGATAATTGTAGAAGGATTAAAGTAGTTTATTGTAACGGATCCAGCCGCAGCATTAAAGTTTCCTATGCTGGAATTAACGATGGTAGTACCGTCGGTAGATACTACCTGTAAATTATTAGAGCTTAACTGATTTCTAATCTTACAGTTTACGCCATTATATACGAAAGGATTACTGGTAATAATATATTCATCATCGTCGGGTGGTGCAATCGCGATTGGAAATAATAGCTGCTGTGAAATATTACTAGATACTTCGACCAGCTTATCTGTATTATAGGTAGTGGTGTTACTAGTAAGATTATTAGTTGCCAAGTAATTTACTGCATCATTAATTCTATTTGCTACCACTAAATCTACAATAAGTGAAAGAGTTTCATTAGCTACGCTTAGGGGATTGCTCAGTAATGATCTTACAACGGTCAGGATTGTCGGAGCGGATGGGGTAAATCTTTGTTGCATCCTCACGTCCGCGCGGGATGAAAGGATAGCCGGGCTGATGTCATCAACCAATGTTAGCATGGGAGAACGTCTAAATGCCTGTTTAAACTTACCGGTGTTTAGATCGAAATAATTTTGGACAGTATCTCTAACAGATGTTTGAATGGCTGATGGGGTTAGGTCTGTTAAGTTTCTATTAAACTGGAATGATACATCTGTTTCTATATAAGTGGTAATAGGATCCACAAATCTTAAGTTGAAGGATACAATTGAAAGTTGGTTGGATAGATCCTGTATTGCTAATTTGGTATCAGTTATTGTTTCCTCCGAGACATCGTCCTCAAATTTAATCGAGGTATACACTGCACCAAATTCTGGCTTAAGTGCTTCTTCACCGCCCCATGAAACAATATCCTCGATGAGTGTGGAATAATTCCTCAGGATCAATGATGTATAGTCTTCAGCAGTAACCATTCTGTTCTGTGATGCGTATTGAAATGGAGCATTTTTTCTAATAGATTCTACGGTCTCTTTTACCTGTCCACCCGCTGAGTTCTGCAAAACAATCGGTCTTAGGGTTTCCGTACGGGGATCATCAGTGGTGTTAATGTTTACCTGAACGTTGTTAAAGCTGGATGCACCATTAGCAGCTGCACCCTTTGTAGATAGATATTCTACTTCAATTCTACTACCAGCTGCCGGGGCAATCCCAAATGTAGATCCATCGCCGAATGAAAGTTCAAAGTCACCATTCGGGGCTTCCTTTAGAATGTATACCGTAGAGCTAGAAGAGATACTTGAAACGTTTAGGATGTTTTGGTAATCTACAAACTCTGTAGCACTTGCAGCATCATAGACCCTTACTGAAACTGTATCTGCATCTAATGTTGTATCTGGAATAATGTAAACCGGATTATCGATATATTGGCCCACGACGAACGTTTTCTGCTTTAGCGTACCTTCATAAACCGGGATAGCAGTTGAACCACTTGATGTTTTGAATTCATAGAAGCCCTGGCCATTATCTGTGGCATAATATGGTTCTATAGTTCTAAATGTAAATGATATGTCATCAACCGTTGTATTAAATCCTGTATATGGCGGTAGTTGAATAGTAGCCTGTCTAGGCTGTTGTGACGAAGGAACAGTAATACTTAATCTTAAATTAGCCCTTGATGCTGTATCTGTATCAGGAATGTAACCAATACCTTCAGCTAGAGACACCATAGAGCTTCGAAGCTGTGCAGTTGGTAGGTAAGATTCGTTTAGTGCAAAGTTAGCAATAAGACCATTCATATGTGTATTATGTGCAAGAACATCCAAGATGTTAGATAATCCAGAAGCCTCGAAGTTATAGTCAGCAAACTCCTCTTTACTCTGTAGGAAGGTCTTTAGATTATTCTTTATATTATTAAAGTCTAATGCGGTTGATCTAATTGTAGTTGCCATATTATCTTAGCCTTGATACTGAGGTTGTAAGGGTTACCAACTCTTGGGTGTTAATGACCTGGTATTCTAATGTAACACTTAAACTGTTATAATCTTCTTCTGCCTTTACGTCTAATCTTCTAACAAGAGCTCTTGGTTCATATAACTCAATTTGATATGAAATCTCATCCCTTAGTTCTTCTTCCATATCAGGATCATCGATCAGCTCAAATAACTTAGATGTAATATTTCCACCAAAAAATGGTTGAAATGGTTTTTCAAAATGGTTAGTCAATAGCAAATTTTTAATTGCCTGACTAACAGCAGCCGCATCTTTCTTGATATAGAGTTCACCATTTGGTTTAGCAGTGAACGAAATATCAATGTCCCGATAGACCTTTTTTCTACTAGTAATTAGAGTACTAGTATTAAGATCCCCGTCCTGTTTGGATAAGACTTTTGTTACTGCCATGTTCTACTCTTTTTACATATATTTATACGTGTTAACCAATCTCAACAATCTCGTTCTCTGAAAACTTAAAGTCGTTAAAGGTAGTTGCTAACTTCCTATTGAATATACCAAAATAGTTTTTATCGAATGTCGGGAGCTTTACTATTAATCTGACTGTTAGAGATGCATCTGGGGCCATTGTGTCATAGGCTAAAGTAAGTTCATCAAAATAAAAGCTGTCCTTGATCTGAAGTGCTAACTCATAAGTTCTAGAATTATCGACCTTCCCCTGCTGATTAACTACCTTATATACCAACGCCTGACCAGTCCTCTTGTAGTCGTTAACGCTCTTTGGCGTTACCTTTTCATTTGGGCCAACATTATATACACCCTCTGATATTAATATACTTATTCCTGGCAAAAGATCTACCTCATTTACCCTTGATATTAATAAAGAATGCACATAGAGATTAGGAAATAGAACCTCCTTCTCTTGATCACTTAAGGTCTTAAATCTTCTAGATCCATATGGTGCAAAGAATGCTGATATGGGCGTCCCAGCAAATTTATCTGTTACCTTTAAAAGGCTAGGTGCTTTCCAAGGCGAATCCAATCCTACAAAGATTCTATGTTCCGGATTCTTTTTTAATAGGATAGAGGTCTTTTTTACGTTTGCAGAGTTTATCCTATTAGATGCAAATATGGGATCAGGGTCTTTATCAAATGACCTTCCGGTTGTAACCTTAGGCTTGGCATCGTTGTAATTAGCACCAATAATGCCTTCTTTAATT